AGGTTTGGTTTCGGGCTTCTCTTTTCTTCTGTTGTGTTTCCTTCCATTTATCTACTTTCTTTTGTAGGAATTTCTGTATTTGTTTTTTAAGTTTGTCAAATAAAGGAGTAGCAAGAGTTGTCGTCGCCACCGCCGCAACAGCCGCGTAAGTTGCCGTTGCGATTATTTCCGCACTTGGTAAGGGTAGATCTATTTTTATTACAGGTAACGTATAGCTAGGTTGTTCTGTTTTAGCTATTTCTTCATCTTCTGTTTCCGCTGGTACTTTCTCCATCTCTACCCCTTTCGGGGATTGTAGAGTATTGGGAGGGATGACAATCGGTGGAAAGACTGGCATCTCTGCTGACGGTTGCTTTAGAGGGATGCTAGGCATGTCTAAAGCGTTAGTCAGTTTTATGGATGGGAGTTTCACTAATTATTAGCTCTAGGCTCTCTTATTAATAATTTAGTAGCACTTAAAGCCATACCAGCTAAAGGGGTATTACCTGCAAAACTACTTAAGTTAATACTATCCCAAGTAGTTCCTAATGTTCCATTACCCTGAATGTAGTAAAGACTACCAATAGTTAACCCTGATAAGTTATCAATAGTATTACCGTATGTTTTAATAGTAGCCGTTTGACCGTCTGAATAAGCAGCAGAAGAAAAACCTATACAATCATTAGCGTCAGTTAAGTTACTGACGGCTGAAGTCAAATCTACTGTTTTAAATACACCTTTATCACTATAATTATCATTTCTACCACCTAGTACAAATTTATTTTTAGAAGCATTATTTAGATCAACCATTGCTACACCTCTAATTCCAACACCACTAGGCCAATGCTGGAATTGATTAGCCCAACTAATGCTAGTACCACTAACCGTTCCTGTTCTTGTAACTGTATAATAATTACCTCCATAAAGTCCCACATAAGCATAAACAACTTTTTGTAGATTTTTTAAATAAATCAATTCTGGTCTGAAATTATCTGGATCATTAGCATCAACGACACCTATATCAACTAAAGCTTCCGTTCCAAAGGAAATACTTGTTCCGCTAATTGTTCCAACTTTTGAATATGGAGCATTACTTGATGTGTATACATAAGTAACTACAACTTTTCCCGTATTTACATCTACTATTACGTTGGGTAATTCTGCTGCACTTGCAACTGTTACTTCAGATCCCCAAGAGGTAGTCATGCTACTTCCTGTTCCTGAGATAGTCCCGATCTTGCATCCTACATTATTACTTGCATTATGATAAACAGCAATAATTTTATCTTCGGCTACATGATAGGCAATATTACTATGATAAGTCGGGTTGCTTGATGTTCCTGAACCAGCTACAAATACACCATTTCCTTCTGTGTAATTAGAACCACTCCAGCTATACATTGTCAAATAGTTTTCGTAAACACCACCAGAGTTCCAGTCAACATCGGTTATAGCTGCTACCCTACCGCTACCGCAATCACAGCATTTAGGATGCTGTGCATCAACATTATTAATATCAAAAGTATTTCCAGAAGCCGTTATGGTATTAGCAGAAACTGATACCCATGTCATATAAGTCTTGTAATCACTATCTTTCCTTGCGACAATAATAAATTTATTATTAGTAGCTTCCCAACAACCACTAATTTGGTCGTAGTCGTCACTTAATACAGTTACGTTTGCGGCACTTGGAATATTTGCATTACCAGTAGTGCTATGTAGATTAAATGCTCTACACTCTAAATTATTACCAGTGGTGTAGTTTCTAAAGAAAAAACCACCTGTACTTGATGTTTCGGAAAAGGTTATTGCATTATGTTTAAATGTTTTACCTGAACCATCACCACTCATCTGGCTACCATCATTACCTTGATTACCATGTGAAAGTTGTGTTGTTCTTTCATTTACCGTTTGTGCTATTTGTTTTACTTTACCAGCAGATGTAAGAATCACTGGCTTACCAGCAGCAATAGCACCATCGGCTACTAATGATATGGTGTTACCTGACGGCGGTATGGTTACATCAGCCCACGTTAAGCCACCAGTATTACCACTTTGAGCAGATAAGAACTGACCATTAGTAGGAGTATTAGATACTTTTAAATTTGCTTCATCTACAATATTGTCTGCTATTACTGTTGCACCATCACCAGTAGATGTTACTTCTCCTGAGTGGTTAGGGTGTGTGTAGTCGTTAGCTCCGTCATTTATGTTTAATATAGTGCGAACTTCTGCTGGTGTAAGTTCTTTTGGTACTGCATTACCAGAATCATTTCCAACAATTTTATTACTTGCAATTACTTCTAATTTTGATAACTGAATTGCAGCGTTAGAAGCTAATTCTGTATTTGTAACAACACCATCAGCTATTTCACTAGAACCAATTGCGTTTGCTGGAATCTTACCAGCAGTGACGGCATCATCTTTGACGCCGCCTGTACTTATTTGTGTTAATGCCATTTATCCTTTAATTAATAGTTTGGTTGATGAAAGAGCGATGCCAGCTTCTACGCTTGGATCTGCTGCTGTAAGTCCTAATGTCCCGTCTAGTTGAATATAGTATTTTTGTGCTGGAGTTAATGAAGATTGAGTTGTAGTATTTCCAACTACATTAATAGTCGCTGTTTGTCCATTTGTATAAGCAGCACTAGAAAAACCAATAAAGTTTTCGCTTGTTAATGTTGTTGCTCCTGAGTCTTTTGAAATATAATCTCCATGATCAGATTCACCTTGGTAAAAAAAGAAACTTTGATTTGTATGAGTATCAAAAATAGCTGAACCCCAGTTGTTATTACTGGAACTATTATCTACGATAACTTTTGTAGTACAAGTAGGGTGTGTTCCACTAGCATCTATTTCAACATAATATAAGTAGCTATCATGGTCTTTACCGTAATAATCTATTTTTCCTCTGTCTGAATTAAACGTAGCACCAGTATAACTGGAATAACCACTTCCATCTATTTCTACAGAATTACTCCAACTAATCGTATTGTTTGAATGGTTTATTGTTCCAGCTCTGACTTTTGATTTTTCTCCATCTTGACCATCTGTAAATGTAACAATTAACTTACTATTTGTTGTATCATAAGCAGTTTTCACATAGTACGCAGCGTAGGTATGCCATGTTGATGCGTTAGTTTGTGAAATGCTAGTACCACTTACTGTTAGAATCCTAGTAAATCCTTCGGTTAAATTACTATTATAATAACTTAAATATGCTTTTGAATTAGTCTCATCAACACAAAGACTTGGAGCACCATTTGCTGAACTTTCACTACTTACAGCACTACCATTAGTAGGGTTACTACTACCATTATAACTTAATGTTTGTACCAGTAAAGCAGAACCGTTAATTCTGGCAAAAATTATTTTTTCAGCAAAAGCAGCATAAACTAAAGATGAATTTTTTGCGTTGTTATTTGTCCAAGTATAGCTACTAGATTTAGTACCATAAGAAGTACCGTTTGCACTTAATGCAAAGACATAGCCATAACCATTGTTATCATTTCTATAAGATATAAAATACGCATTATCTTTATTATCGTGTGCCATGCTTATCATCTCAACGCTATCACTAGACCATTGAGTTGCAGCACTAAAAGTGATTTCATCACCACTTACTGTTCCAAATCTGACTGCACCGCCTGAAGATGTTTTATATGAAACAGCTACTACTTTATCTGTTGGATTATAACAAGCAGCTATGTGACTACTACTAGCATTATTAAATTCACGCTTAGTTCCTATTGCTGGTGTAGCTCTAGATACTACACTTACAGTTCCATTTGAATTAAGTTGTACGGCTGCATTAGCACCAATACTTCCAGTAGCTACTGCCGTTATTTCTGGAGCAGCCGATAGAGCAGAGCCATTAACATTAATCTGGCCCGTTACGTTGATCCCCGAACTGGTGGTTTCTAGTTTCTTATTGTTGTCGTACCAAAGTTCTGCTGTATCACCATGAAAATAAGCTAACTTATCTCCACTTGTGTTCTGTATATTTACATCAGCACCTTTTAATACTAAAGCACCTGTACTATTGTTCAACCAAGAGTGACTTCCATCATGATAGATTTGTAGATCATCCCCAGTTCCACAAACTAATTTACCGTTATCTGGTAAATATAATTCGTCTGAAGCTCCTAAGTTGCCTGAACAATAAGCTCCTCCAGAATGGGTATAAAACTTCTTACTGTTGTCATAATAGAGTTCTACGGCTCCATCAGGAACCGCCTTAATCATTAATTCATCACCAGCATGTTTTCTGATCTCAGTAGTCCCAACACTTTTTAAGATCAGTTGATCATCACTTTGTACATACAAATCACCAGTATCGTTATTTATAATTGAATCCGTTCCACCATGGTAGATCTGGAGATCTTGCGAATCGCCTACTGTAATCCGATCATCAGTTGCACCACTACTATCGCCTAAGCTAATATTCTTGCCAGAAGTATATAAATTAGCCCCTAAATTAACACCAGTATTGTTAACAGTTAATCTTGTGACTCCTCCAGTTTTTAAATCTATAGTATTAGCAGCAGAGAAATGAACTAAAGTATCAGTATCACCTTCATGTAATAACGCACCAGCAGTAATTATATCGTCTGCTGTTACAGAACCGTCAATGTCTAAATTGCCTGTTGTGTTCAGCTTGGTTAAGGCTATTGTATCATTTGCTATCTTAGCATTAGTAACTGCTAAGTTCTGTATTTTAGCTGTAGATACTGTATTATCACTTGGTGTACCAATACTTACTGACGATCCTTGCGTGACGATAAAGTAATCGCTACCAGAAGCAGGGGCGGCAGAGAAAAGGATATCATTGCCAGAAATTGCAAATCCCTCAGAGGGTTGTGATGATCCAGTATCAGGCTTTTGAATGACTCCATTGACACTAACTATTAATTGTTGAGCCATGGTTGGTGCATTAGACAGAGTGAATCTGTATGCACTACCGTTGAATGTTGCACTACCTCCACCAGTACCAGACGAGCTAGAGAGTGTATTAATATAGAAGTTACCAACAGAAGCTACATCATCCCATGTGGATGTAGTACCATTATACACTTTCATCTTATTAGCTGAAGTGTCAAAGTACATATCACCAGCATCGTTATTAGATCCCGGTGCTGAACCAGCTACACGGTATCTAGCGTTGAAGTCGTTGATATCATCACTTAGCTGTTTAACATCTGTTTCAGCAGCTAATATCTTATGATAAGTATATGTATTACCTGAACCTGTTGATGTAACTAATAGACCAACTCCACTAGCTAAAGTTTCTCCATTAAGAGAACTAGGGAAACTGTTAATTGTTACAGTAGCAGGTGTTCCGTCTGTTGTACGACCTGTAGTAGATACTCCAGAACCATTAACCACAACTCCAGCTGCATCAGAAATACTGATAATAACTCCAGCTGCAGGTTGACTAGCAGTAGCAGGGAATGCTACTTCTGTTGCAATAGTACTAAAGCCACCAACTGTTCCTAACTGAGCAGCTACGTGAGCAGCAACAACCTTAGATGAAGGTATTTCTGTATCACTAGTTGTAGTTAGTGCTCCATCTCCAGATGCTCTGAATGATTTATTATCAAGTATGTTCAGTTCAGCTGTAGTAGAAGTAAGAGCTGTAGAATCTGCTAATCTTGAAGCAGTACCAGATTGCATACCAGCAAGTGTGGTAAGTTCAGCATCTTGTATATGATCTGTTGTAACAGCATTATCTGCTATCTTTGTAGCATCAATAATATCTGCTTCTAAATGAATTCTATCTATACTTCCATCTACATACTGATCACTATCTACTGAGTTAGCTGACATGTGTTCTAAGTCAACTGCATTTGCGGCTATATGCTCAGAATTAATAACATCGTCTTGTATATTATCTCCATCTATAATATCATTAGCTAGATGCTCATGATCTATAGAACCAGCTGCATAATGTTCTGAATTCAGACTATCATCAGCTATTTTACTACCATCTACGATATCAGAAGCTAAATGCACTCTATCTATAGATCCGTCAGTATAGTGTTCTGAATTTATAGCATTGTCTGCTATCTTAGTTCCATCTATTGCATCTCCAGCAATTTCAGATCCAGCTATAGTACCGCTTGCTGCAGCTGTAAGTCTACCTTGATCGTCTACTGTAATATCTGCGGCAGTATATGTACCAGCAGTAACTGCAGTATGTGCTAGAGCAGCTGCGTCTACAGAATTAGCTGCATAGTGTTCAGTATCGAGAGCACCAGCTGCTATATGTTCTGAATTAATTACATCATTTTGGATGTTATCTCCATCAATAATGTCATTAGCTAAGTGTACATGGTCTATACTACCATCAGTATAGTGCTCAGAATTTACAGCATTATCAGCTATTTTATCTCCATTAACTGCATCAGCTGCAATCATGCCTGTAGCAACTGTGCCTGTATCTCCTGTAGTTATTACTGTACCTGTTACGTTAGGTAGAGTAATAGTTCTATCAGCAGTAGGATCAGTTACTGTTAGTGTTGTTTCATGTGCATTATCTGATGCACCTTCAAATTTAATTACAACGTCTTCCCCTAATTGGAAGTCTCCTACCATAGTACCACCAAGATTACTTAAATATCTGGCAGTAACTTCTTGAGTAGCGTATAAGTTCTGGGTGAAGTTATCATTCAAATCCTCAGACTTAATAGCTGACCCTGCATAGAAGGTAGCTGTTAGGCTGTCTGAATCTGTCTCTCTATATATTTTGATTTTAACTCCACTAGCGGGAGCAGTATTAAATTGTACCGTTGTAGCTGTAGGGGTGGTGAAAGCTGTTGTAACGGTTGCGTCAAGAGATGCTTTGACCTCTGACGTCTTAAGATATGGAAATGTAAATGAGTAAGTGGTGGTACTACCATCACCTACATAAGAGTTTTGTGTAACAGCCATTGTGCTTGTTATTTAGACATTTGTAAAAGTTTTCTAGTTTCTTGTGCTTCTTTCTGTGTATCTGATGCCCCCTGAACGTCACCAAGGCTCATTTGCTTATCAGCTTGTTGTTGCATTAAGATAGTATTCTGAATATCTTCTCTACTTTCAATTAGTTTTGTTTCAGCTATAAGTTGAGCTTCTTTGATTATATTATCTATAGCTTTAAATAATGGTAGTTTTTGAGTTTTCAGTTTAATTAACTTATCACCTACTAAATCACCACCTTTTATTCTATGAGAACGAAGTAATCCTATCTGCTTCTTATATGCGGGATCATTCATTAAAGGTATAAGCTTTTTATAAAGCTCCATCTTACCTATTTCTTTATAGATAAATTCTCTTTCAGTTTCACTATATTCATAAGATCCAGTTGAATCTTTCTTTAGTCTACCTAGACCATCCCAACCAGTAGTAAGTAACCATTTTCTCCATGGTTCTGATGTACCACTAACTTTAATAGGACTTAATGCGTTAAGTATTCTAAGGAATGGATTATCTATATCATTAAGAGGTTTCCCAGACCAGATATCTATTTGCTCTGGTAAGAAACTAGAAGCTATAGGTATCTTATTCTGTACATATTTCGGTATACTAGCCTCAATATCTTTTTGAGTTGATGTAATAGCATTACTTGCTACACCTAACGCACCAGATTGAGGTATCATAGCTCTAGTTGCATTAGCGGCTAATCTAGTCCATCCAGTTAAATCACCGTTAGAGGCTGCTACAAGTGGCTCTATGCTTGTTAAAGGAGTCTCACTAAGGAATGTAGCTGCTATACTCCACATGATCTTTGCGTGGATATCTTCCATGAATGGTTGATCTAAGTCTCTAGCATAGTATGCCATATCTCCTAAGATACTGAGTATTGGATCTACGCCTACTATACCTTTATAAGGCACCCACTTACCACCAATGTTGATAGTTTTAGGTTGATATCCTAGCTGATCTCTTTCCTTATTTCTACGAGATTTATTATAGTGACCATTGCCTCGGATGTTACCAGCCATAGCATAGTCCCACATAGTCTTAGTTAAAATGCTACTAAATGCAAGTCTACCTGTATATTCAGCTCTTAGATTTTTAAATAGTTCTTTAGCATTAGGAGTAGTAGCCATGTCTATACCATGCTCTGCTAAAGCTCTAGCTATATCGTCATCAGTTCTAGCATATATAGTCTTACTATACTTATTCATGCCGGGTATAACAGCTAGAGGAGTCCAAGATATAGCATTCCTTACATAGTTACTACCAGTTCTAGGGAACATAAGCATGAACTTACTGACAGGATATGCAGTAGTACCTTGATTAATCCAATTAGCTAAACCATCGTCTAAGTTCAGAGCTACTTCACCTTGTATAGATTTTAATGCTTTATCGGTAATTAAACCATCCTTATCAAACATTGAATCATAATGAATCTTTTCAGCTTTATGAATCTTCTTCCAATCTGCAAAGCCAAACTCAGTAAATACATCATCATATGCTCTCATTCTAGATAGATAATGAGCTAAGTGTGTCTGACTGAATACATCAGTAAAGACCATTCCCGTCATACCATATCGTAATGCTGACATCTTAGACATATCTTTCATGGTTTTAGCCATGTCATATTGTGCTACTTTACCAAAATTACCTTCAGCTTCCCATACTCCTCTCATATCCTCTATGATATCCCAAGAAGCATCTTCTTTAAACACAAAGTCTTTACGATATGCTTTAGTCATGAATTCAGGATCAGCATTCGCCTTTTTCATCATTGTATATGCATCAGACAATGCTCTTCTGTTTGTCTCAAAGACAGCACCATTATAATACATAGTCCGTTTAAGACCCTCAAAACCGTCAGTAGCACCCCATATACCATGTCCTAATACACCAGTAATAGGTTTTAGAATAAGTTGTGAAGTATTACCAATACCTGCTCTGAATGCAGATATACCAGATAGTACATTATTATATATTACACCCCAAGCAGATCTAGTGAATAGATTCAATTGTTTAGGATCTGGACTCTTAAGCATACCTGTAGGCGTTACTTGTTCAGCAGACCATTTCATTAACTTAGCTAAACTGTCTACGTCTCCATTTGTATGAGCAAAAGCATCTATCAATGGACGCATTGCTAAAGGATTCTCAGTAACTAATCTCTTTAATTCTTCAGTGAACTTAAGATTCTTAGCATGTATAGCATTCTCAGCAGATTTGAATTCTGCAGATAAAGTATCAATTACTTCTTGTATAGGTTTGTCATCAGGTATAGCATCAAACCAATTTTTGTTTCTTAAACTCCAACCAGATATATACTTATTTAAACCATACTCATCCATCAAGAATTGCATCTTATCAATAATAAGATCCATTGCTCTAGGATCATCTACAAAACCTTGTAATTCTTGAACAGTTTCAGCAAGTGTAGTTGCTTCTCTTCCTAAAGTATCCATAACTCTAGCAGAAGATTCAGCTATCTTTCTACCTAAGAATCTATCTGTTAAGTCTCTCATAGCAAAAGCTGCTGCTCTAGCCTGTTCTTCGTTGATATATTCAACTTTGAATTTACCTAAAAGTAAGTTCTTAACATCTTTATTCTCTGCAAATAGTTTCTTTACATCATTCAGAGACATTTCAGGGTTTACAATATCTTTGTAAATAGCCCAAGCAGTTTCATTCATTTGATCAGAAGAGAATCTAAATCCATCTACTAACGCATTGAATCTACCTGCATCTCTAGCCTGTTCAGCAACACCCATGATAGCATCTCTAGAGGTACTACCAACCATTAAACCTTTAGCTCTCATAGCTTCAGATAAAACAGGTGCGTTATCTCCTTTAGATATACCAGTTTTATTAGCAGCTACATCACCCATATTACGAGCTACATTACCCGGAGGTATGGATTGCCTAGCATTACCTGATTCACTTAATATAGGAGTTACATCAGGGTCAAACTCATTTAGATTAGGAGTATTGTTTATTTTATTTATAGCTGCTATATTAGTTTCAGCTGTAGCACTATTATCTAATGCATCTAATGCTGCATCAAGATCATCAATTTTATCTAATTCTCCCATCAACCGTGTTCTTTCGTCGATTAATGCGGCTTGAACTTTACTAGATATATTATCACTACCTAAAGCCAGTTGATTATCAATATCTTGAATCTTTAGAAGTTTGTCAATGTCAGCTTCTTTAACAATAGCAGTTGTTTTATATTGAGAGGCAACATCATCCAGAGGCTCCATCCAATCCATTATACCTTTATCACCTTTGATCCTTATATAAGCTCCTAATGTAGTACCTATTATACTAAGTCCAGCAGTATCAAACATATTCTTATATTTCCGAACTCTAGGACTATCACTATCTAAAGTCTTAGCCCAGTTAGGAATAGGTACTGCACCCTTCTCTCCAAATACACCGGGGAAAAAATCAGCTAATGCTCTTAATGCGTTATTTTCTTCACCTACATCATTAAGACCAATGACTGCAGCTTCTTGAACACTGAATGCTCCCAGACCTATCAGTTTTTTCTGCCATTTAGCCATCTCTGTAGGTAGCTTTGTTTTTAACTGACCTGCTACAATATTACCACTAAGGATAGAAGGTACAACAACCTTTAACATGCTTCGCATATTCTGCATCCCTTGATACTTAGATTTAGTTATCTTATCATAGTAGTTATCTGCAACACCTAATCCGGGGAATGTGCCTATAGCATCCATTACCCAATCAGAGGAAGATCCAGCACTTAAGTCAAACATATTCCGCATGGTATTCTGAAAACCATAAGGACCAATTAGATGTGTATTTTGTGCTGCTTTATCTCTTTTTAAGTTGTCATAATCTTCAGGTGCCATACCGTAGTATTTAAGATACCACGCATACTTAGCCTTTTCTCTTTCCTCTGTTAAGAGGGGATCTTTAGACCAAACAGAACCTGTTGTGAGTAGAGACATTCGTGGGTTTTCAGCCCTGCCGATACTCTTCCAGTTTTCATATTCAACCCACATTTGATCCTTGTTGTCTTTATTAGAAAGATCAACTGCACTAGTTGTACCTGCACCACCTTGCCCTTCAAATCTACCTTGTTGGATCTCAGGAGGTGGCTCTTTTGATACACTAGTATCACCACTGAATGTAGTAGTAGCTTGATCTGTAGCAGAAATTGGTTGTAATTGAGCTACTTGATCATTAGCTGCTTCTTCTTTCTCGGTGATATAATCATCATTAATTGTTGCCATTATTTTTTCGAGTCAGTGTAGTTTCTCATTCTTCTCCTGTAATCTGTAAAGCTAGTAGATGCTGCAGCTACCTCTCTTATTCTGTTATCTTCTTCATCTTTTGCAATTCTGTCTAGACACACTTGAGTGTCTGAAAGATCTAGAATTTCTTGAGCACAAGTTACTCTTTCTTGATCTTCACGACTCATTTGCAGATAATTAGGAATCAAGACTTCATACTTTTTATTAACAAATAAGTTTCTATCTTCTGCAGTTGGTGGTATTACAACTTTGCTTCCTGCATTGTTTAGCAGTCTATTAAGAATCATGCTTTCAGTTTGGAAAACTTTAGTGTCGTTTTTATTTTGTTGTTTCCATAAATCATTTACTAAGGTTTTTACACGTTCAGGTATTGGTAAAGACATATTACCTGTAAGACTAGATTTCTCTAATGTATCAAGCTCGTCTTGTTCAAAGATAGTAAGTCGTGTACTATCTACTTCTTGTGAATCTAGAAAATTCTTAGTACCTTTAGCTAGTCTTGAATTAATTTCTTTCGGTTTCGATACGTTAGTCTTTTCATCATGGTAAGCTAACCATTTAACCTTACCACCTTCAACTGATCTTCTAAAAATACTTGAACCATGAGGAAGTTGATCATCTTTAGGTTTCTCACCTATTAAATCTCTTAAATCTTTTGATATTGCTTCTTTCTTTTGGACATCGTTCATATCAGTACGATGATCGTATCTGTTTATAAGCTGATTAAATACTTGTTCTGCATCCGAAAACATCTCTGTATAATCTGAATCATCTGGTAAACTTAGTGTATTTTCTATACCAGTAATACTACTTAATGCAGTTTTTAGATGTTTCGTTTTACCTTTTTTATCCCAACCAACTCTATTAGCAAACTCGTAACCCTCTATCATTGTGGCATAGATACTTTGTGTTTCTTCAGGTAGCAGACCTATTATTTTTTTAAATTCTGCAACTTTACCTTCTTCACCTAGAGCTGTAATAGCTTCAGGATTAAGTATAGCACCATCAGCATTTACACCAATATTACCAAGTATCTTAACTTCCTGTAGATACTCATATGCTTTACCATTACCTGTACCCTTATACTTTTGTTCTAGTGTTTGCATTTGCTCTTCATTACGCAGATCAATATACCCTTCTTCACCCGGTTTTTTAGAAAGACCTTCATCTATTTCTATTTTATTTACACGATCAGTTGAGTTTTTTATTTTCTCTTTGTCTTTATTTCTTTGAGTCTCTACCTCTGCTGATGTTTCTAGTAAGGTATCTCTTAAATCAGTATCTTTATATCTTGTGTCCCATGATACTCTTTTATCTTTTTTAGCAAGATCCTCTACACCGACATTTTCTCCCATAAGAGTAGGGAATTTTTGACCGGGGAATGGTGTTTGTAATATATTATCTATTTGCTCTTCAGTTGATATGATACCTGCTTTTACAAGAGCCTGTACTGTTCCTATTAATCCCTCTTTTTCATTCATTGGGACTATACCAAACTGACCGTCAGCTTCTACCATTTGATTTTGAATTAAGAAGCTAATTTGATTTAAAGCAAATTCTTTTTTATATTTATCATTACTACTTAAAGCAGTACCATATCTTTCAATAGCTTTTTGTATATTTTGCTGATCTCGTACAACTCTATCTTTATTGCCTCTATAAGTAAATTCATCGTGAGCTTTACCTCCGACAAACTTCATAAAATCTATACCTGCTTTAGAATTCCAAGGTATACCTGCTTGATTAAGAAGTTCAAGACCTCGTATATTCAGAACATCTTGGATATTCCCAGTATTAACTTTAAACTTTTCTCCTACAGTTTGTACAGCGTGTAGTTTTATTTTTTCCCAATCTTTTTTTAATAGTTCAACAATACCTTCATTTCTTGTACTCCATTTCCTTTCTACAATGTCTTCAAACTGAGCACCAAATTCATTTAATTCTTCTGGAGATTTTGAAGGATCAGCCTTTATAATTTCCATAACTTTCTGCATATCAGCAGAATTCATTAAATCTAGAATATTTGAGTTTTCAATATTCTGATGATATTTACCACCTTGATAATACTCATTGACATTATTCTGTGCTCTTTTTAAATCTATAGCACCATGTATATTCTGAGCAACTTGAGTATATTGTTTAGCATAGGTGGAAGAGAAATTCAACCAGAACTTAGATGCGTCTAATGCATCTTTTTCTTTTTGTTCTAGTACTTCAATCTCTCTTTCTGCTCTGATCTTTGTGTTCTGGAACTTAACATCATAGACATTATCTTCAAGCTTCTTAAGTTCTGTTCTGTTTATCTCTTCCTTCCTCGATTTAAGTATATCAGAGTCGATAAACTCTTTACGAGTAGCTTCAAATTCTTTGTTATTTAATTTTTGAGCATTGATGATAGTTTTTTGTTGTTCTGCGTAGGCTCGTAAGCCCATATCATTTCTGCTATCTGCCCCTTTGAAAGGCCGTGCCTTAGCACGAACCTTGTAGTTTTTTGCCATAGTTAGTTACTTAAATAGTCCAAATGCGTCTGCTGCTCCGACTGCTGAAGATGCAATACCGGGTATAGCTGCACCCCAGAACGCTTGAGAAGCTGCAGCACGAGATGTATAACCACCTAATATTGGTTCTGGTCCAATATCAAAGTCTTTATCTAATGGTCTAGGATCTTGGAACTCAGCCATTGGTGTTTTGAATGGAACAATAGGCATTGGTAGTTCACCGGGATCTAGCATCTTCTGTGCGAATGCTGCTAAGTTAGCAGAGTATTGGTCATTTTTTATTTCTTCTAGCATTGCTCTGGTATTACGACCAGCACTTGCTATTCCTTCATTAAGCATAGCTACTTGCATACCAAAAGAAGCGAGAGCAGCTTGACTTGTCTTAGCTGCTGATCTTCCGCTTGCTCCAGCAGCTCTAGCTTTACCTTCAGCTTGCATATATTGAATCCGTTGCTCTTGAGCATCGAAAGCTGCTTCTGAATTTATCTCATCTAATTGTCTCCATTCACTATCTGCGGCTGTCTTAGCTGCTTTGTCATTAAAATCTATCTGTTCATCATATAATAGATTTGACTTTGCAAACTGCATGTCTAAGGAATTCTGTTCCATATTCCTAATCTGCAGTTTCTGTATGTAGGATGCAGCATTAGTTGCATCTTTCCATAATGCTATTCTTTTCTCATTTCTTGCCTTTATTTTATTTCCTTCTATTGCCCATTGACGATCTGCATTGAGTTTATCCCATTGCATATTACGGGCATCTTGGTCATACTCTAGCTGTCTTTTAGCTTGCTGTTTACTTTCTTCTGCTGCTTTGTCGGCTGCTGATGCTCCGAAGATAGCACCTCCTATGTCTAAAGCGAGCCCTGCTGCTGCTATATAGGGATTACCTGTAGCTGCTCCAGCTGCTGTATTTTTCCCTGTCATATCTTAAAACCTCTTATAGAATCTTGGTGAATAATTACCTTCCCACATCATTGCATTTAAAGACACAGGGAATGGTGAATCATTAAATATTCTCAATTGGAAGTTTGTTGCTTTTTGATGGATTGGTAATGAGAATACCGACTGATCTTTTAATCCTATATCATTAGCTAGATAAGTATCAGCTATTATAGTAGGGCTAAGATTATACCATTCATCTAAGTAGATGACTATCTCATCTGCACTGTATATTCTAACTTTAACATTCTGAGGTACAGCTGTAGGTACACCACTAGTATTAATAAATACAATGGTTTTGTCTTCAGCTACACCTGATATCTTATAGTCAGTATTTAGTGTTTGTGTTGTATAAACACCACTACCTGAACTTGTTTCTTTTTGAACAACTATCTTACTCATATCTGTTCTATCGAAAGTCCAAGTAAAAGTATGTGCTCCACCAGATCCAGTATTATTAAATACTTGTTTAGGTACGGATGTTATATTTATAGTTGTATCATTTTGAAAAGTAAACCCTGTAATCTCATTGTTGTTAACTCTGACTTTAATCTGGTCTCTATCTACATAGGAGATCTCCTCCTCAACCCAGTTAAAATCGCCTACAACAGCTGGAGATAGAGGATCTAGGTCATAGCCTACATATTTCTTTTCGCCCTGTCTGATGCCTGTAGACTTAAGTTTAAAACCCATTACACCAGATAGACCAACAGCAAACTTCATTCTAGCTACTATTAAAGAAGCAGTGAAATCTGTAAGTTTCTGAGCTTCATCAGTTCTGACATATGTCTTAGGCAGTATAATGTCTAGATCATACTTCCACCCAACTATAACATTATCTTCTTCAGGTTTAAGGTTCTTACCTTCTACTTTAAAGTAAGGATCACTTCCATCATCTGTAACTACAGTAGGTGTAGTAGTAAATCCAGATTCAGTAAACTGTCCTGTAGCTGTAGTACCTTTAATAACTATAACAGGAGTTAATCCTGTAACATTATTCCAAGGTATATAGCACTTAGAGAATCTATTTGTAGCATCCCAGTCTACCTTCTTATTAGCAGCTGAATTTTTTGCTGCAGTATATAAATCCATACAAGGATTAATTCTACTACCATCATTATTAACTATGATAGCGTCAGAAGGACTCTGACTTAAACTTGCTACACTTAATGTAAACTGACTACCTTGTTTAGTAACAGCAAACATATCATCTGAATCAACAGCTACTGTTTGAACTGTACCGGGTAGTTCCCAATTAAACCATGCTTCTACTAGATTCTTTTCACCATCACTATATGTACGGTAAAAATAAACCTTTCTATCTGATTGACTAGACAATACCAAGAATTGATTTTGTGGGCTAGCAATAAACGTATCTATTGTAGCTGGAATCCACTCATTTACAACTCTTCCAACGTCTAATACTTGTGGGTTCTCGTCTTGACCACGTGTGACCATTCCGAATATCCTAGTGTAAGCTGGAGTTTTACTTATGAAATTAATATTAGTTCCCATATCAACTGGGTCTACATCTGTATCCATCTCATAGTTAGAAATAGTTCTGATATTAGATGTTGTTGGTGTCAAGACTCCATCAGCAGCATTCATGAGAAATTGTTGATTCTTACTAAATAGGATTAAACCCTGTGTAGTAGGTATTACACCATGCAATGCAGCAGGTCGGATTGACGAACAGCTTATATCTACTGGATCAGCATCTGTAACTGTTTGAGCAGATGTATGATATAGATTGTAGAAATCTTGTGATTGACTCATCGATACGTTATCTTTAGATAAGAATCCGAGTCTGTTGTTATGGAAAAATGCTTGTTGTATTTTAGACCCTACAAAGCTGGGGTGTGAGTTAGTTAAATCATCTCCTACTGTTCTAGATTTCCACGCTATCTTTTGAAATGTGAAAGTATTAGTAGAATTGTTAACTAATTCATGTGGCATAGTTGTATCAGTTAAACCTGTAGATTTTGTAGGGTCTATTGTTTCTTCCCAATAACCTCTACCAGAAGTTCCATCTTCTGCTACAAATTTAGCAAAGTATGTATCAGCAGCTACAGCAGTATTTATTATTTTAACTACTCTACCATTCTTAGATTGAAATGGTAACTGAGATACATTATCAACTTGATCTTGAAGTACATTTAATTTACTATTAGCTGAACCACCAGAACAAGTAATTTTAAAAGCAGTATCTGTACCGCCTACTGTTCTCTTTAATTCTAAAGAAGTAGAATATTTAGTTACAGTTAATCCTGTTATACTTAAACCATCTATACGAGTTTTTAATTCAGCTAGTAGTCCATCATATGTTTGTGTAGTTGGTGAATCATATTCTGTAATACTACCAGAATTACTACCATCAGAATCACTAATAGTAACATTAAATTTTCCAACTGGAGTATCACTTAGTACTAGTGTAGCTTCTGATTTAGCAATGAAACTAGGAGCAGCTATAGTAGTAACTGTATGTAAGTTATTAGTTATGATAGATGTATCCTGTACTGTCAATACATCATAATTTGTACGTGCTCCTGTAAGGTACGCCTGTGCTCCTGTACCATAGTTAACAGTACACGCTACCCCAGTAGTACCATTCCATATATCTATGTCTCCTGTACTGCCTCCGGCTGGTTTGATGCAGCCTATATATTTCTCATCATTATCTCTATGTATATAGAACCACTTAGCATTATCGTAAGTAGTTCCTGTGCCTAGATTAGCTATCCATTTAAAACCCGGTCTCTTAGTAAGACCGAAGGTAGGATCAGGGTAGCCATTTAAGCATTCTCTTACTTGGTTCGGTAACTTCTTATCATCGGATTGTCTAGAGACTCCCCCTAAATAGTTACTCACTCGTTGAGTAATAGCTGCCATTATCTTTTCAGTGCTTGGAATGGTTGATAGCTTTGATAGTAATTCGTTTGACCTTGGGGATGACCAAAGAATGTATACTGACCTTGTTGTGTCTCATACTCTAAAGCTAATGCTCTTAGGTACGATTCTTGTTGTTGGAGCATTTGGTATTGTGTAGAATCTCCAACTATTCTTTGAGATACTAAAGTAGCAGCTCTAGCTGTTATGAAGTCTTGTATCGGTTGAGGTAAATCTACCCAATTAAATTCATATACAACATCACACTCTATAGTTTCGTCCCATTCATTAGTATGATGTGCTCTATCATATAGCTTGCCATTTCTACGAACAGCATCATACTCCATATTGTTTGCATTCTCTGTCAACTTAAGTTGAATTATATCGTTTGTTATATTTATATGCTTACTGTCATCAGGTTTAAAGTCAACATGATACTCCTTATTAAAAGTCCAGCCTTCAGCTTGAACCTCTCTGTTCACCTGTAACAACGTATCGTATACGATCGCAACGTCTGGGTTGGTAGTGTCCAACGTGGTTACAGGAGCCTGACCACATGACGACAGGATTTGATTTATGGCAGGTAATTCTTTTGTAGCGTTAGTGGTAGGAAAAGGCATGATTATAATTTGTAAATAAAAAAGGGAGCCGAAGCCCCCTTATATGTGCA